GTGCCTCCATAGGCGGTTAGAAGGAACTTCATTGCTTTCTCGGCCACTTCTTTCGACGGAAGATGATCATAGACATACTTCGTCAAGGAAGAAGTGTTGATAATAGCATAATCTATTTGTGGACTAACTACATTATTAGGTGTAGCTAGACGCGCAAATACAGTTTCAAGTATTGGATACCACTCAATATTTAAGAAAATGTCAATACCAACCGCAGGTTTTGAAACCGGGCCAGCATAAACCATCACTGTGAAAGTGCTGAAATTTTGAATTGCAGCATCTAAAGAGTGAAATTTCTCAGATTCATTTTGTGGTTTTGCAATACAATATAAATCACAACCCGCTAAAGACGTTCTGTGACTATCTAAATACAAACTACTAGTAGATTGCATTATAGTGTTAGCTTCTTGTGTAGTATTTACTATCACAACTCCAGAAGAGTCAGTAGGAGCAGCAATACAGAAAACATGGATACCGGCGGATACAATCCTGTATTCACCCTCATATGCAGTTAATGAGGCTAACTCAGGCGCATCTGCCCATGCATTCCATGTGGCTGTTGAGGTACCACTATAGGTGGAGACTCCTCTAAATTGCTGAATAAGTCGAGGTGAGACTTGCATCGCACCAAGGCCGGACGCATTAGTAGGCATCTGGGCATAAGTTCTGCATTGCATGGGTATAGTATTCTGTGATCCTTTACCGAATTGTTTAGCACCATCTGCGTGCTTACAAAACGGGTCAGTATTTGAACACACCATACTAATGTCATTCAATGAGACCGAAGGTCTTGGTGGTTGATACGGGCGTCCATAAGTCGCAACCATGCGTTTGGGCTTGGTTGGATTAGGAGCCTTAGTTTTCTTCTTACGAATTCTTTTCTTTACCATTGTATTATTCTTTCTATTGTTACAGGCCCCGAATGAGGAGAGCCTGAGGTCAGCTGAAAGAGCTGGACAGTTTACCGACGTTGACGGTCTTAAAGTTAGTATTATTATTCTTCCACTTGGGTCATATAAAATACTAACTGAGTAATTAATTCGTAGACTGGTAAATTATGACGAGATTCTCTTGCAAATTGCATAAAATCTTCTCGTGCGGCGTCTTTAGAACACAACATCTTATATACTCCTTTGTGCCACGACGATAAAGTCGCAACACCTCTTTCTACATCGAAATCGTGCGAACAGAAATTAAAATTTCCTCTGCTCTGTTTGACATCGCGAAGGTTAAAACCAGCTGCTATTGCAGCTGCTTTATAAGCTTCCAAATTAGTTATACCCCAAGTTAAACTATCATCACCATTAGCCATTTGGTGTTTAACCACTTGACCTGATGCTCTAGCAAAATAACTTGTGTATAAAGAGCGCAACATCGTATTTCTACGACTTGTGTCCTTAGAACCGGAATTTAACATTCCAGGTATAATTTTATAATATAATTTACCACCTATCATTGCACTTGAATAGGCACAATTAAGGGCCCATCTGGCATTGGCAGTATTCCAACATTGATTACCACCCGGTACCGACACAGTTAATGCGTCAATTCGACAGGTTGCTAATAAGGTCTGCAATGTGTGAGTGGCGTCAAAACCACCAACGTCATCACAAACAGTTGGACCGTGTTCAAGCTCCATCTGACTAACGAATTTTGTCATGTCAGACATTTGCTCATCACTAAAACCAATACCGATGGCACTACCATTCTTGAAAATACGCTCTGGTTTCATCAATTCACGAGAGAATTCACCAAACAACACGGATTCAACAAGTTGGTCAGGTAAGGAGACTGCACTTATACAACGATAAGCACGTTTCTCAACTTTCCTTGACGGATGAGGCTCAGTCTTGATAAAAACTGAGGCAG